TACTACTGCGTCCATGTTGTTATTCATGCTATTGTTTTCTCCATTTTTTCTATTTTTTGATTTAACTCTTGGATGGCCTTGATTAAGTAAGGTACCAGCGCAAATGTGTTATATGTGTAAACTCCATCTGGAGCCTCACGAAAAGCGTCTGGAGCGTACTTCTGCACATCTTGAGCCATGATACCGCATGAGATATCCTCTACCTCATTATTAAATTCTTTTCGGTAACTATACGTTTTCAAACGATTAATAATATCAATCCCTGAAACACTACTCTCTTGAATGTTTGATTTCAGTCTGCGGTCAGAAGTATCGTTCGAAACTAGGAAATAATCTCTTTCCCTATTGGCTTTTTCCAGATAAAAATAATATGTACTGCTTCGTCCAATCTTCCTGTATTGACTAGAATAAATCCAAGCACCACCATCATAAATGATGTTACCAGTTACTTTTAGGTCCCCATTTATAACGGGTGTTTTCCAAAATTCAGCGGTGTTATAACAATACATCTTGCCATTATTTTTAACGAACCATGCATAGTATCCAGGTTCGTTCCAATTGTTTCCCCAGTTAACCCAGAGAGCTGTTCGTCCACTACCACCTTCACCATCTCCCATTCCAACCGAGAAGTGATTGCGTCCAGTTATCCAACGTCCAGAACCTGAATCATGCGTTCCGAGCTGGAAGCCACCAATCCATCCCTTATAGCCTTCTAAAACAGTTGAGCTAGAAATGACGGACTCGATTCTTGTCGCGAAAATGCGTTTAGAAGTCAGTTGGTCAATAAAAGCTTCATTTGCAGTGATTTTTCTAATGAGCGCATTATCAACTTTCAACTTCTCAGCCGTTACTGCTTCAGCGTCTAAAATCGTAGTCGTGACGGAACCAGCTTCAAAATTGGCCGTTTTCAGCTTATCGACCATGGCAGACTTGATAACAGCATTGTCAATCAAGGTCTCTCCAGTGATGTGAGTCAGCTTACCAACGAATCGGTTATGGCCATTAGCACCCAGATTGATTCCTGAGATAATATCTCCAGCAGAGTTGATGTTTTGAACCGCCCACGAACCAGCTAACTGTCTTTGAACGGTTTTCAGACCTTCATTCTTAGACACCTCAACCTGAAACAACTGATTGGTCAGAGCCATGCGAGCGACCTTATTCGAGATATCATTCTCGTTGCTACCGATAATCCGCTCATATAGCTGACTAGTCTCTCTGACTCGCTGGAAGTCTGTCTGATTAGCCTTGCCAGCTATCTGCGATGTGATACTTGAAAATTGGCCGTCTACTGTCTGCTTATACTGAGCAATCTTTGAAGCAATATCATTGCTCGTCTGTGTGCTTATCGCACTAAATCTACGCTCAAGACCTCGCACATCTTCTTGATAAGCCGATTTCCCAACGTAGTCTCTAGATATCTGCTCACGTACAGCCGTCGCTTGTCTCGCGCTCTCCTCACGAGTATAGCGCTGTAGGGCTTCCTGTCGCTGACTGTCCTGACCGACATAGCTTTCAACCGCTGCTAGCTTCATAGACAGACCTTCGGCGGTCTTCTCAAATTCAGACTTAGCAGCTATAAGATCCGTCTTACCATCTTCGGGGGCAGGACCCGCATCTATACGAGTAGAACTTCTAGTCAATTCAACCTTGCGAAAGGCTACATGGCCAACCTCGTTATAACCAAGAATAATTCGCCAGAAATCAAAATTTTCAGGCTTGGTCAATGCTGGTATAGTGACTTGATAAGTCTGCCAGTTAGACGTGAGATTGAAATTGCCATGCATAATTTCAGGATTATCGGAAACTGTACGGTTGGCCCTTAATGATAGCCAAACACTTGAAGAGCCAGAGTAGCAAATTCCTTGAAACGAAAGTGTGTAGGTTTCGCCGATTTCTAAATCGAGAAGAGCTGTCGAACTCTTACCTGAAGTTATACTTCCTTCTTTTGAATAGATTTGCATCTGCTTCCAAGTGTTGGTCGTTCCTTTGACGTTGTACTCACCGTTTGAGATAGTCCAATCTTGTGGACTATTATCTCCTTGAGTATAGTACCAAAGTCCCCTTGAAAAATCGTAGTCTTCAGCATAGTTGCGACTACCGACCTTCATTTTTGAAAATTCTTCACGCAATTTCCCTGCTTCAGCCACAACTAAGGTCTTATCTGCTTTATCCTTGGTTGCGTTCAGGATTTCCTGACGGATAGAGCCAGCCTGCACCTCGAATTCAGCCTGATTCAACTTCTGATTTAGCTTGTTCTGCGTGTCTGTCTCAAGCCTCTTCACCGACTGCCTAATATTCTCAGCAGTCACATTGAGTGAGCTGATATCCGCTTTGGTTCTGAGGCCTTCAGTCAGACTTCTCACACCAGCATCTAGTGAATCGGCCCGTTGCTTAAAGGTTGATTCGACGGCTGAGATTTGGCCGTCTGTATCTTCTGGAGCTTCTTTTGGACTTGTTGCTAATGTGCCGTTTTCAAGTTGGGGCGCAAGGACATCTAAGTATTCTCCTGCATCAGCACCTAACAAATAAACATAGCCAATTGATAATTTTCCAGCTTTTTTTCGCTCGCTGGAAAATGTCAAATATGTCCATTTATCATCTTTCAAGATAAAATATGGACTTATACCTGTTGCATCGTCAGGCGCCCAATAGGTTTGTAACCTAACTCTTTGCCCAACTGAACCTTTTACCCAAACAGACATAGTATAGGTCCCTGGCATTATTTCAAATTCGTCCTGAGCAATTCCAATTTGATATCTAGCATCGCTGGAAGTAAGACGTATCGCTTTATCAAAACCAGTTGCTGGACTGTCTGATACATTAATCGTCTTTGTTGTCCCAAGGCCTGATGGCCTAAAGGTTCCTGATGTCCACAATCCGTTAGCCAACGCCATGCGTCTTGTCCCTCGGATATAATTCCGCCCCCCGACCTGCACAGTCGCAATCCGACTTTTTAACTCCTCGGCTGTCTGTGTGAGTTCTGACTTGCTGGCTTTACCGTTGGCCAAGTTGGTCAGCTCTGCCAGTCTGCGAGTCGTCGTCTCTTCATACGTCGCTTGCGCTGACTTCACACCAACCAATTCATTCTTGGTCTTGTTAAGTGCTTCAACTTGCTTGGCAATCTCAGCTTCAGCCTGTGCCTGCTTCGGTCGAATATCGTTCGCGATAGTCCGTTTCAGAGCACCCAAATCACCCGACAAAGCCGTTTGTGCGCTCGTAGTCTGCGACTTAAACGCTTCAAGTCTAGCAATTGAATCCAACCCAATCCGCTTAGCTTCCTGAGCGAGTAGGCTGCTTGCGCCAGCATTTTTCAATGCTTCCTCAGCCTTGCGCTTAGCTTCTTTCAATGGCCCGTTGTCAAAGCTGTCGAAGCGCTGATTGATAGTGTCAGACAGTTCTTGCTTGACTTCTTCCGCCTTAGCCTTGGCAAGTTCGACTTGATCGTTAAAGTCTTTTTTAATTTTGTTGACCTTTTGATCAAAATTTTTATCTGCTGCTTCAATCTGCGCTTGGATTTTGGCTTCAATGCCGTCTTGTTGCTTTATCTGCTTGGTAATCGTACCCTCGTAAGAGTACTGCGTATCATTACCTGCCTTACTATCTGCACTGATACGACCTCTCAGACCACCTTTAAAAGTAAAGCTCTGGCTTAACACAGGAACTTTAAATGTTTCTTTCTTGTTGGTCTGAATGGTTACCCACTGCCCAACCTCAAGTAACAAATGCCCTTGGTAGTTGAGATTGTAAGGATAGTAAGTCAGGTTTTTCAGCTTGTAATACAGGTCATTTAAAGCGCTCTGGGTCATGAAGACATTGTCTAGTTCCAATGACCGACCTGTCTTCATACCGACCGTCAGAGGCTTCTTATCCGTCTTACAAGTAATACCAGCTATCTGATACTCAATCTCACTCTTGGTCAAGCCATGCAAGAAGTAACTGTCAGCGTTGATCGTGATATTTGACTCAGTTAAATCGCGGATTTCCATCTTGCCTTCTCGGTTGAAGAAGCAAGACATCCCAATCATCTGAGTCATAGCACTCAGCATATCCCTGAAGGACAGTTTCTTGCCCTCAGGCACTTGCTCAACATGGTAACGCATGGCGCTGATTCCGAAATAGTCATTCGCTAACTCAATGCCTGTTTTTAAGCATATTTCCTGAATAACCTCTCGTACCTCAGCTGGAAAATGTAAGTCCGTCACATACTCACGATTGAGCTTGAACATACCATCCACGAGTTCAAGCGTGGTTGTGTTTCGGTTTCGGTCAATCTCAATATCATTGATGAAGTATTCCCCCATCTTGACCCACTGGTAGGTATCCCCAACCAGTAGCCCAATCTCAGGGTGTAGGATATCCAGCTTATTGAACGTGGTAATGATGTTGGTAAAGGTAATCTTACCGCTACCTGCACACGTTCCACCTGGCTTATAAGTGTCACCCTTGATATAGCCATACTCAAAACTAGCCTCTTTGATATCCTGTGAAGCATAATCTTCAACACGGATAGCCAGCGTCCTGTTTTTGGCGAACATGGCTCTGTCAAATTGTCGTCTAGTTAAAGCATCCATTTTCTTACCTCTCTACAAGATTAAATTTAGCGCCAGACCAAGGTTTAAACTTCTCAGTAAAGGTATAGCTAGGAGCGGTCCTATCACCGACATAGAAAGTCTTTGTGACTTGGCCATCCATGGGGTCTGGATAAGATACCTCAAAAAATTCAGACGATACAGCATGTAAAAGCTGACTCATTTCTTCCTGAGTCAGCATGCCCCATTCACAGTCTAATTTGCGTTTGGTCGTGATACGGTCTCGCACCATGTCGCCATTGGCATTACGCCCAGTTTCTCCATCAATATCTTGAATACCGATTTGAAAAGATTTGGGAGGCTTCACAGCCACCCCATTAATTGTTAATTGTGCCATTTAACCTCCTAAATCTTGAGCAAGGTTTGACCTGCTCGTTCGTGTTCCTTATTGATTTCTTGGATAGCTACCCGTCCGAACTCATGCCCTGCGATTTGAATAACAATATCACCAGCTGGCAATGAATAGCCTGCAGGGGCATTATTAACAGGCATTCTTTCAGCTATTTTCTGAGCCAAAGTAGAAATCCAACCTGTATTCCGTTCAAGAGGCATTACCGCTTCTTGACCAGCTTCTCCGACCCCGATAATGCTTGGAGAGTTGAATACACCACCTCGTGCATACCAAGAAACATCGAAGCTAGGAAAACTAGGTGGATTCAAACTAAAACTGCCAGTTATATTAATGTGAGGCAACTCAAGTTTTGGTAAGTGCCACTCGAAATCAAAAATACTCTTAAGCGCATCAACACCTGCTTGTACTGCGCTTTTTGCGTTATCCATTGCATCATTAAACAGATTCTTAAACCAGTTTGGGATTTCTTTCAAGGCGCTTTGTATGTCGTTCCAACGCTCGCTAAACCATGAACCGATTGATTGGAAAGGATTTTGAGTTTTCTCTTTTGCGCTCTCAAATTTCTCTCCGAACCATGTATCAGCTTCTGTTACTCCGTCTTTGATATCATTCCATCTATCTCCGAACCATGAGCCAACTTTTTCAAAAGCTGAATTCACTTTATCTCTACCAGATTGGAATTTCTCTCCAAGCCAAGTGTTTGCTTCGGCAAGCGCGTCTTTAGATTCGTTCCAACGATCACCAAACCATGAACCCAACTTGCTAAATGTATTGCTAATTGCATCCCAACCTTGTTGAAATTTATCGCCTAACCAAGAGCCTACTTCTGCTAACGCATTAGTCACATCAGCCCAACGTTCTCCGAACCATGAGCCTAGATTACTGAAGATGTTAACGATAGCATCCCAACCTTCTTGGAATTTTTCTCCAAGCCATGAACCGACCCCAGAGAAAATGCTAACAATTGCGTCCCAGATACTTTGGAATATTGCGACAACAACTTCCCAAAGAAGTTTCAATACACCAGATACAAGATCAATGATGCCACTAAAGACACTGACTACAATATCTTTTAACCCACCGAATATGCTTGAAAATCCTTCTTTGATTTTTTCGCCATCTCCAGTTAAAAGTCCTGTAAGTACATCAAATACCCCTTTGATGATATCAGC